CATGATACTAGTCGCTAGGAATGAATCGAGGTGAAATCTAACGTATGTAGTGCATTTTGTAATTACACCTGAATAACAGGCATAATGAAAGAATAATCTACTAATTGTAGTGCCGTCATCACATTGAACATACCCATAATACTCGCCATCAATTGCAACCGAGTTGCTTTGTCGAGTACCTAAAATAGATATTTCTATTGAAGATGTTTCTCCATGCGAAAAGAAAGCCGTGTAATTTGGATGTCCTTCGTCTGCATTGATATATTGAGCAGTCGCAAGCGTCACAGCTAATTTATTGCCTTCCGGTGCAATACTAATCTCTGATACATTGTTCAAATACGTTAGTGATTTCGTAGTACCATAATTAAATGCCGCTATTCGTGGACGATTTAAACGAAGTTTTAAATTCGTTAGAATCAAACCATCTACATTGTCATTCAATTTGTACGCCGTGCCACCTGTTGCACCTTGCTGGCTTAGATTATAGTTCTCAATACACTTGTGACTAGGATATGGATTAAATGGACCTTGAAAGTAAACACTTGCTGAAATCATCTCTAAAAACTCCGTATAAATCGGATAGAGAATAGGATTGTAATTCAACTGGATTCTTTTCTCACTTCGCCAAGTTGGATCTGATTTAGTTACGACAATTACAGTGCAAGAAACCTCTGGATAAGGTTCTTTGTCATTGATATCGTATTCATCATTACCAATGAGCGCAATGAATGGGAATCTTGTGTTCTTTGATAATTCACTTTCTCCTTCAGCAGCTAACCGATTGCATAACTCCGTCCATGTTTCAGCATAGAAATAAACTGCAGGAATACTCAATGTAGATTCAGACGCTAAATTATCGCTAACTTTTGCAGTCTCCAGACGTAGAACGTCTGATAATCTATATGGTAAGTAATCGTATGTTTTCATTATAACCCCCACATATTTTTAGCGATGAATAATGCTTGATTCGGTTGAATGTTCATTGGATTATAGTAGTACGCATTATGAATCAACCCGATGTATTTCGGATATTTCGCTTGATTCGCTACTAAATATTCATGTAATTTGAAGTTGAATTTAACCATCTCATTCCATGCAGGAATAATTTTGGAATCAATTGAAACCGATTCCGAATTCTCATTTTTACCTTTCCCCACACCTGTATTGAATACTTTGCTTTCATTGTTGGCGATGTAGTTGCAATATGTATAATTCGCAATAGGATTTGAACCTTTTACAAAGCCCTCCCATTTTTGAGTAATACCATTTGGATCAACATACGTTCCCCCATTTTTAATTACTAAGTAATCAGCCTCTTCATTACTAACACCGTCAATAAATAGCACGTATAACTCATACCCAAAAAATGCCTTGAGGAATTCTGGTTCACACTTTGCAATCATGTTATTGATTAACGTTGCATCTGCATTAGTTGTTGAACTAATGCCTGCATTCGGTAAACTAACCGGATAGACTGAAAAGTGTTCGTATGTTGTTATAAGTGCCATTTATTGCGGAGTTGGATAAAGAATTTAGTTAGATGTTGTGATCTGTGGATTTCCCAGCTTTGTCGACTGAGTACCGGTACCTATATAACCAGCCCTGAAGTATGCCCACCGATTCCTTGTATTGAAATAAGGCAATGTTGTACTGTATGCAGGTATAGATTTTCCTGCACCTGGTCTTAGTGTCATAGTAAACTGTTTCGCGGTAGTTACAGATGTACATTGTAATGTGTCGCAGTTGAAACCATCCGTTCCCGGATTCCCAGTTGCAGGATACCAATCTGTTCCATTCATACTTCCGTATACAACTACTTTGAAAGTAGATGTACCGGAAATATTGGTAGCCGTAAAAGTGAAGTTGTAGTTACCAGATGTGCTAGCCAATAAAGTTGTTTTATTGATTGCATACGTGGTACCTGCATTCGTTAACGTGTCGGTTTTCTGAGTGGTGATAGCACTCAGATTGCCTGTCGTCTTGTACATCAGTACTTGCGCTTTGCTTTTTGTGTTGCAACTCACCATAAAGCCTAAGGTGAGTAATAAGAAAAGAAATTGTTTCATTTTTTACTTTCGATTTTTTGTTTGTAATTAGAATTCACAGCGTAAAAGAAACTACTCAGCTTTCGCTTTTTCTTTTACGATTTTTGCAATTCCAGCCTCCACAAGTTTATCAGCGTTCACTTTGTGAACGGTGTCTGTAGTTCCTGGTTTGTTGTGTACTGATTTAGCAGTGAATTCAATTTTTACTAAATCTGTTGCCAATACTGGCGTTTCTTTTACGTCTGCCATGAGATGTTGTTTTTTATTTTGTTTTAAAAATTAATTTGAATTTTTATTGAATGAAATCCTTACGCCATCGCTGGACCTTGTAACGTATCTTTCATTGTAGCGAAAGATGCTTTACAGAATGAACCTGCAAGGTTTGTAGGGATGTACGAGTGGAAGAATAACTCACCGATCAAACGAATACGGTTGAAGTCGAAATCTGATTCAGCATTACCGCCATTCATTGTTAAGCCATAAGGCCCCATTCTTAATGTCACGGCTTCATCTTCAATCTTCCAATTTTTACCCTCTCCAAGCATAAATGTCCCTAGAGTCATTTTAGTTGAAGTGATTGTATTGAATGACATCAATTGAATTTGACCATTCGCACCAGCTACAGGAATTGTTGCAATTAAGAATTGACCAGAGCTGTCTTGAGTCAATGCCATTCTCCATTTATCTTGTGGATGAATCACCAATGTATCAGGCGAAAAGTTCAATGTCTCTAATTGAGCAGCAACTGCAGCCACAGCATGAAAGTCAGTTGGGTTTGCAACAGTACCATCTAATGCAGTCCCTACGTAAGCAGTTGCAGCAGCTAATAAGTCTGTTGTCAATTGACCTTGGTAGTCACGCATTAATTTGTCGTTGAATAAACCACGGATGATTTGAGCGGCACGACTTTTGAACTTTTCAAATTCAGTTGTCACAACCATTTTACCAGCAGCTTTTTTCGCTTTTGATTTGTTCTCAACAATTGCATATTGAGTTAATGGTTTTACACTGCCTTCAGTTACAACAGCAAATGAACCATCTTGTGCACCTTCTTCATCCCAAATGATATACTCTGGAACAGATGCAGTAGTTACGCGATCAGCAAAATCAAAAATGAATTGACGATCCCAACGCTTAGGGACAAATGAATCGATGCGGAAATTAGAAATTTCAGTCCCATTCAATCCAGAATAATCAATCGCGTTTGAGGTTGTCATATTTGCGGCTGTTTTGTTCGCCTGACCCTCTTTTGGTGCAAATTTCATTGATAATACCAATTCGCCTTGACGACCGCCTTCGAACCATGATTTTACTGCGCCCATGTTTTGATCAACCAAATCAATCATCGTTGATTGCGCTGCTTTTTGCGCATTACCATTGATTTTGATGTCCTGAATTTGCTTGCTTTGCTTTGTAGCGAAGTCATGCAATTTGTCAAGCTCTTTTTGAAGCTCTGCATTCTCAGACTTGTATTTGTCTGCAATCTCTTTAACTGCTATTTCATGAGCATCTTTAGAGATCATTCCTGCTTCCAATTCTGATTTCAATTTTTGCAATGATTTACGAGTGGCCAATGCCATGGCTTTGTTTTCATCGCTCAGGTCTTTAATCGACTCCTGAAAGTCTTTTTCTTCTTGTTCAACTTGATCGTTGCCGTCTGATTTATAAGCAGCGAATCTTGAACCACTATTGCGTCCGTTCATTCGTGGAGCATAGCCAAATTTTAAGGTTGTACCTTTCATTTTAGATGAGATTTAAGTTTTTAATAATTTTTATTTCGTTCGCTTTGCGAGTGTCATCTGACGAGCCGCTATTTTCTAAAGGAGTGGTTGAACCGAGCCCTTTTGAAATTGAGATTGTTGGTGTAGTTGGACATGCACCTCTTACCACTGCACTTCCTTCTACCTCTTTTGCTTCTTTAACTGCCCAGAAATAGCCATTTTCTTTAGCCACATCCGGATTTACAGCCATTTCGATGTATTGATCGAAATTATCCTTCTCTTCTCTCCACCATTTTTCTTCACTATCAACACAGAAGAATAATTCTACATACTGCATTCCTACAGAATGATATTTGACTTGATTAGCCTTGTATCTTTCTTCCATGGTTGGGTTACGACCAGTGAAATAGACATCATGCATCAATAAGTCTGTTTTACCTTCAAATTCATATCCTAAATTCTTCCATGACATCGTTGTCACATAAGATTTTACCTCTTCCAATCCATCACCAATGATGAAATCGTATAGCATTTTGTGTTCCTGAAGGTGTAATGGATCCTTATTGTTTTTTACAGAACGATTGAACAATTTTGGAAGATGTAAATCGAGGTAAGAATCGATTATGTTGCTTGCATTGATAACACATTTAACTGTTGTCTTTTTCGTATCAGTTGCAATAATTCCAAATTCCTTATTTGAATCAGGTTTTAAATAATCCTCATTCGTTTGCGCAATACCAAATCCATACTCAGGAGCTTTAACTGCTGATTTCTTTTGATTAATGAGCATAGATTTATTCTTTCGTAAATAATCGAATAATTCTTGCTTGTCATTAAATGATGGGATTGTTACGTTCATTTTAATTCGGTGTTGTTTTGGTAACTTCAATATTTTCGCGTGGTCCTTTTGTTACCGGAAGTAATGAAAGCATAAAATCAACTGCAACCGTTGCAGATTCAATCGAAGCATCACGAACACCTTCAGGTTGAAATTTTTCTGGATGCTCAAGAACTTGCCGATTATATTCAGCCCATGCTTGTATTAATTCCTCTCGTGTATATGTTCTCATTTTTGTACGATTTGTTTGCCTTTAATTATTGTTTCCCGAACCGCTTTGATTTCCTTGATTTCCTCCGGTGTTGGTGTTTTGGTTGTTGTTGCCATTGTTTATTTGCTTTTGATTGGTGATGAATTCTGGATACTTCAACTTGATTTCCCAGTAGTACATATCCTTGAATGGTCGATTTGATTCAGGTCTACCCATACTCACTAAAAATTCATTGTACGTGCATCCATTATTGTCAAATTCATGCACGGCAGCCTCAGTATTTACCTTTCTTGTTTCTGCTTTTTCCTTGAAATTTTCCTGTAATACAGGCACATGAGAGTATGAAGTCACGTAACGAACACCATGCTCCAATGCAAGTAAGCATTCTCCTATTTGCTCGTCAATTTGAGCCGCCTCTGGCATTATGTGATTCTGATACAACACTCTATCTGCAATCCCACCATTCGAATAAGTCGCACCTTTATCTTTACCCATTAAATCAAATGGATAACCCATTACATCACATACAATGGCAGTATTCGCGCTCCTGCCTTCAAATATTTGAAGTTGTGCAATTGGGTACATAAGATTCTGCCATTCAACAGCAGCGCTTAATAATAAAATATCAGATTGTGTATCGTACTCGGTACCGTAATGTTCAGAGAACATTGACTTTACCGCTAATTTATCATCTTCACTAACTTTAGATGCATTCAGCGAACCATCTTTTCGAGTGAATGCTCCAAGAGGTTTACTAATAATTCTACCTTCAGTCTTGTACCCTTTGATTAGATTTGCGATAGCACTCTTGCCATTAATGACTCTACTTGATGGTAAGAATGAATTGCGTTGCAATGGTGTCGAATCTGTGAAAATGTATACATCTTCCTTTGGAATAATCCAATCTTTATCCTTACCCTTCATCTTCACCGACTTGATCAGTTCATGAAAATCAGTTTTGTAGAACGGAGCTTCATCAATGAATTCGAAATCAACAAATTCAGGATTTAAAATCCACAAATCACTTATCTCACCACGTGTTGCGGATTTAATTCGCAACACTGGACAGTAACCATATGCCATGATATAAAACTTCACACCAGCCCAAAAACTCTTACCGTTTTGAAGAATATTTGGTCTGTCAATTACTTTCTGACAACGACGTCCATATGGAGAAGTATTAACAGTTTCATCAAGTACATTTAAAACTTGAATTTTACCATTGATGTAAGCATTACATTTATTTAGAAGGATAGCGCCAACTTGCGGACACTCTTTAATGTATCGAACAATTTCAGACCTATCACTTCCATAAAGGAAATCATCAACCATTGATGCATATTGCTGCATCTGTTTACCGAAATCACCTCGAATTGGAAGTGCTGTAGTGGCACTCTTTTCAATGAAATTAGGAAAGCCTTTGCCCAGTAAGACATCAACCGCTACACCTGCTCTGATTAATAAATTCGCCATGAACCTAAGTGGTTTTATGGCATTCTGGACGCTCTAATTTTCTATTATAGGATGCTACGAAAGTTGATTTCTCTTTACAACACTTGCACTTGATTTCAACATTTGAACCACTAATCAATTTAGCTTTGAAGAGTAGTTTTTTACATTTTGTGCAGAAATATTCAATCATTCTGACAACAAATATAAGTTTATTCTGAAATAATCAAATAGATTTTTTAATAATTTATTTGATTGGTGTAATTCTACGTTTAACAATTACAAATTATCTCTGACATACGCAATATAACGAATGCCGTCCATGTGGTGATTATCTTTATCAATTGGCTGATCTGTTGGTTTGCCATCCTTGTCAAGCTGCCAAACATATGTTAGATGTTCGTTCCAGATATGCTCACTCTCTTCATCTTCGACTACATACACATCATAACTCTGTAACATCTTGATTCCATCCACAATAGAACCAGGAGGTTTAGGCACGCCAACGGTATTGAATCCTTTCCTAAGCTGTGGATACCTTTCAAGAATACCAGCATCAATCATCTGGTCATTATATCCTTGTAATTCAATAATACTTTTTGGCTGCGAACTATCGCACACAATCAACTCCTTCGAAGTGAATCCTTTTTGACAAAGGAATATAGCAAGTTCTAAGGTCTCAATAGGTTTATAAAGTAATCCCTTCACTAGTAAGATTCTGTTATGAATTTTCACTTCCCCAAGTGCATTAGGATCGTTATTCCCCCAGTCATTGTAGTAGTACTTATTGTAATCCAATTGATTGTATTCCTCAAGGCTAATTCGATTCCATCCTTTGTAGATTTGGCCTGTTAATCCAGATGGGATATAACCGCATACATCAGTTAGATACCAATGAACATCCTTCGCGCTGGCTCCGTTGTCATACGTCTTGAGAAATTCCTCGTTTAAGTTGTGACGATTCGAATTGTAATCAGTCCAAATTGAACGTATTCCCGCCTCTTGTTTTATTTCCGCTTTGAAATAACCATCGTGTCCAGGAATAGGAACTAAATAGTAATCATCATAAATAAAATGTCCTTTTCTTGCGGTGTTGAACATCTCAATGATTTGGATCTTTACACCTTTCTTACGAACGGAATCAATTAGTTTTCGCTTTGGCAATTGTGGAATCTCGTCCGCTTCTTCCATGACTACATGAGTATAACCTGCTAATGATTTAAGCTTCGCGGGTTGGTCCCTTGTTGCCTTAACACCAGTGGCATTAATCTCATTGCCTGTTTTCTTGTGCACCGCAATCATTTCACGATGTGCAATTTTGTATTCTCCAAGTCTACCACGTTCAGTTAATCTATCGATAAAGTCTTTCCAAATTGACTTCTTGATGTCGTCACGTATGTACCGCAACAACATGATTCGACAATACTCTGTTTTCGATAACATCCAATCACACCAATCTGACACATGATGAGACTTACCAGAGCCACGTCCACCTCTTAAATGAATTCGGTAATGATATTCTTCGTGTAATGGAAGAAAAGCATCATTGACCATATACACACCAGAATCATATAGTATTTGCCGTGTTTCTTCCGGCACCTGTAAAAGTGTAGATGCTGGCCAGTACTGCATTATTTTTTAGATTCAATTGTTTTTTTCAACTCTGCCAACTGTTCATCAGTCATTACTACTTTCGGTTGGTCAATTGGAGTGCCGTCTGGATTTACCTTTGCGACTGTTGTCGGCTTATTATAACCCAACATCACATTCAAATCAGATAAGGCTTTTAATTTATTCCAAAGTTTAATCTTCTTTGTTTGCCCAATAACCATATCATCCACAACATTATCGCTCACTTCAATTGATTCAATGCAAGCAGTTATTTCATCATCAACATCATGAAAAGACTTTACCCCACCATCAACAGTTAGAAAATTTTTGATATTACTAAATCCTACATTCGCCATTTCTTTAGCAATCTTTTCTGCTGTAATCCCTAATCTTTCCCCTAAATCATCTTGTAAAAGTTTGATATACTTTTGAATATTGATATTTGCTAACAACCTACAACCTTGCTCATTAGCTGAATTCTCATCATATTTCGCATTCTTGGCTGCTTGAGTAGCATTAAATCCACAATTCATATACTCCATACAGAAATGCTTCTGACGAGGTGTTAAATGAATGGTAGCATCCTCCAATTCAAATAACTCTTTTTTGGGGGAGTGTTTGCTTATTGGCTTAGTCTGTATTTTCTTTGCTTTCGCCATATCACAAAAATAAACAAATAAATTTATTATAAATCAAATAGATTAACTACATTTGATTTGTTATTTATTTTTAATCTTAAACATCACACAATGAAAAAAGTATTTTTGCTTGTAGCGACAATCGCTTTCTCGTGTGCGATCGTTGAGAGTGCCGAAGCAAATCATATTGTTGTTGTCAAACAAACTGAAGTTCAGAAACAAGTAATTGAACACCCATCACTAGTGATGACAATTACTTCATGTTATGAATCTTCTGTTGATGTAGCTGTATTGAATACAGCATCAGCGCCAGTTGATAATGACAAGCCTACGTCGAAAGGCAATGAAGCTCAGATTATGTTGGCAACTATCACTCCTCAATTGAGGATAAACGGTCCACCAGTAGGGATAACCACTTAGCACCCTACAATGAGTAAATGTTAAGAATGAAAAAAGCCTCTCTAAATGGGAGGCTTTTTATTTAACCCAATTCATCCATACACACCATTTTCAGGTAGATAAGGATGAAGTTTTCATACTTGCTAGGTAGTTATATGCTATGCTGTGTGACACCCAACAATTCGGGGTTATCAACTACATTCCCAATAACTTTAGCAGTTGTAAAATTCATTGAACCATAAGCCCACCATTCGCCTTTATGCCAAACTGAAACATTCATTCCTCTTGGTTCAAAAACTATTTTACAAAGTCTTTGCTTTTTATTATTTGACCCACTTGGCGAACATTCAGCGTGAAGTAAATCGCCAGTAAACAAAGTAAGCCCTTCGCTTGGCTTCCACATTTGCCCAATACTTTCTTCTTTTACAAAATGATAAGTATTGCTACTTGCTTCGTCAAATGGTTGCCAATAAATACGATGTTGCCCTTTTGGGTCTTTTACATAATATCCATAAACCCATTCGTTGTTGTCAATTCTTTGACCTCTAAATTGAATTTGAAATGCCATAATTTTATATTTTACACCCCGATTAAAAAAGCACAGCATATAACAGGGGTTTTGCAATATGGTGGCAGAAGTACATAATCCAAGCCGTGTACTTCTTATCGGCTTTTGGTGGTTATTTGAAGTCCAGTTCTTTGAATGCCACCACATCGCAAAGCCCCAAAACGTTATGGGCAACCTAAAAAGACAGCGTACCTTGCCGACAGTACTGCTCAATTCGATTGAGTGCCTTTTCAAAATATTCTTTGTCGATTTCAATGCCGACAAATTGTAAGTTCATTTTATCTAATCTGTTTGCCTTTTCTACTGCAATTGCAATACTTCCACTTCCTAAATGAGTGTCGAGTATTTTGTAATTTTTATCGGCATATTTAGTTATCAAATAATCATACAGCTCAACTGGTTTTTGTGTTAAATGTATTCTGTTTGCATCATTATTGTTATATTGCACTAATTGAGGTAATTTATCAAATGATGTCCATGCCTGTTCAATTCTGCTCATGCTTGGAATGAATACCATTTTATCCCAACAAATAAAACAGCGTGTAGGTGGCAATGGGAAGTAATTACCCCCCCAAATGATTTGGTTTTTACTTACTCTAAACAACTCATCAAAATATTCATCATCAGGTATTTTATTATCCCAATTTTTTGAATAAAAATCTTCAGTAAATTTGCTTTGACTATTTTTTTTTAATTTACTTCCGTGCGCTAATCTTTTACCTAATCCATAAGGTGGGTCGACTATTGCTAAATCAAACTCATTGTCATTAAAACCTCGCATAATTTCGAGATTGTCGGCATTAAAAAAAGAAAGGCTGCCGATAACACGTGGTATAGTTAATTGGGGGTTTTCTGCGTTATTCATAATTTCTACTCATAATTAAGTTTTGTGGTTAAAGTCCGCAACTGCTCATACACGTAGCCGTTAGCACCAATTGTAAAAAGATAGTGCATCACGGTTTGAAAAAGCATATAACATTTTGATGAATTTTTACATTTTTTTTACTCTTGACAAAATTATTATTAACCCTGAATGCAGCCGACAATAAACCTCGTTCCTTATAAACAAAATCATTATAATACTTCATTCCATTTCTCATAAATATTTTTTTTGTGTCTCCGACAAAATCAATATAATACCCTTGTTTATCTCGTACCTCACCAACTACTATTATAAAATATGATTTAGGTTTTAGTTTTGCTATGGTATTTGCTAAAATCCGCTCATATTTACAAATAAATGTATCATAATCCATTGTACTCAAATCGTCATCTAAATCAGAATAAACTTCAAGATTAAAATAAGGCGGGCAAGTAAATGCAAAATCGTATTCAGGGTTTAAATCATTTAGTATTTGTTCACTATCTCCAATATACCATTGTGGCTGATTATTTACTTCAAGTATGTTTAATGCCTGTTCTCGGTTGCTATTAACCTGTTCTTGTCTTAATTCAATGCCAGTATATTTATACCCTAAATAATTGGCTACAATTCCACGAACTGAACCGCCAGCAAATGGGTCAATTACTAACCCATTTTCAGGGCAAAACCACCGATACATTAACTCACACAATACAGGGTCAAATATTGAAGTGTTGTTATAATTTGGCATATATTTTTCAAGCCCTTGATTAAATAATATATTGTCATTCCTTCCAATTTCGGATTTTATATTAAGCAATTTCCATCGTCTTAATCTATCCATCCAATCACCACTATTACCATCTAAAATTGAAAATGGTGTCACAATAAACCTATCCTTAATTGATAAGTGTTTTATAATTTCATTTCCAAATAAATCCTTTTCCATAATACATTATTGTTACATTAATATTTTTACCTAAAATTTTATTTCCTACTTCGATAAATCCATTTTTTTTATAAAAATTAATTGCATTTATATTTTCGCTAACTACGTCTATTCTTAATGTATCGTATTTCTGCTTTATGTCGTTTAATATCTGCGTCCCTAAATTTTTCCCTCTATATTCTGGATGAACTCCTATTTTATCAATACTTAGTAAATTTTTAGTTTTTAGAAATCTACAAATAGCAAAGGCTATTATTTTATCATTTTCTATAACTGAATAAAACAATTTTTCATTTATAGATTTTTGCAATAAAACCCTATAAATACATCCCATCAGTTTATTCTTAACCTCATTTTTAACAATATTGGTTATCTGTTTATATATGTTTTCCATCCCTTCGCTATTTTAAATAATTTTGTTTAGTGCTTCGATTTAAGTTTCCGTTTAACAATCCGCAGCCAGCTTATAACACGGGTTTGGCAAAAGTGGGCAGAAACATTCTGCTAAAATTGAGCATCCTACAAGCCCACCTTCGGCAAGCCCCAAAACGTTAGCGGTTATTGCAGACCAACTAACAAATCATTAATCATTGTTTCACGAACTATTCCATCAGGTTCAGTAATTATCATTCGTTGCCTGCGTTCAATTTCAGCAATCAATATGTCTCTTGACCATTTTGCCCCTTCTTCATATTTTGCACCACATTGAATTTCCATCATTGTATTTGGGTAACACATCTTTGGAAATGTTGTCATTTCTTTAGCCTGTAATTTTATTGCTTCATCGGAAAGCAACGAACCGCTAACAGCACCTAATGTTAATGGCTGGCTGTCGTTCTTAATTTCATCTTTGTTCATAAATTTTGCTTTTGAAAGTATTGATCGGTAGTTCATTTAATCAGCCACTACCATTAGCTGCCATCCGTTATGTCGCATTTTTTTCTTTATTTTTTTTCCCACCCACCGATACCGATTTAGATTTTTCGATAAACATAACTTCGATATAATTAGTGAGTGAACGATGCTCTTTTTCTGCGAGTTGCTGAATTTTGGAAACTAACTCTTCTTCAAGTTTCCACGTATAATTTTTCTTTGCCATATTAATCTAATTTCATAAATGCGTTATAAAATTCTTTTGGTGAAAGTTCATAAATATGTTGAACTCCAGTACTATCAACCACACTATAGCCATTAGCCTCGTGATCTTCGTTTACGCAAAATCCTTTTGGAATTTCATTTAACTGATACAATTCTCTAATTGCATCGCTGTAATTATCTGTTTTAAATTCTCCTTTGAAATAAAGCCCTTGTTTGTCTTTTTTGAAAGCCATTTTGTTTTATTTTAAATTGTTTGTAAAAATGCGTTAACTGATGCTTGTGTGTATTTTTTTGAAAAATGTTCTTTGCGAAATTGGTTGCCAGAAGTATTTAACCATTTTCCAAATTCAACCAATTTCTTAGCTGATTTTATTGGGGCTAAAATATCCGCAGATGCTTCTTTGTTGGCTGCTAATTTTGCTTTGTTTTCAGCTTTTTTTTGGTCTGATTTCACTTCTTCTTTCAAAAAAAACAATTTCCATTCTTTCTCTAATTCTTTGTTTCCTGCCAAAATAGAAGTAACAATGCTGTTATGATATTCGCAACGTTGTTCAGCAGCAGCCCAACCAATATACTGTGGCTCGTAGCTTTCAACAGTTCTGATTACTAACATTGCGTTGTAGTTTGCTTTTGCGTTTTCGATTTGTTTTGCTGTGTATTCCATTTTATTATCTCTTTTTGTTGACACAAAGATAAGGTGAAATACAATTACAATGCAAGTATTTTACAAAGTATTTTTGAATTATTTTGTTAAAATGACATAACTCGCTGAAAATCAATCTAAAAAATACACCCACCGCACAAAAAATAAAGAAAAAAACGACTTTGTTTATTATTTAGTTTTTGATTTATTGTAATTGTTGTGCATTTTCAAACTCCAAATTCTCATACATCCGAGTTGATAGAATTTATTGAGTATGGATTGAGGAATACATTCTTGCTGTTTTCGATGTCTAGCTTTTCTTACCCAACTAGCCTTGTGATAAATAATTCTATCCCCATAAGATTTTACTACAATAACACCGAATTCCATTGTGATTATTTCTAAGGCTTTATCCAACATGAATTCGGGAACTGCATAAACTAGCCTTGTAATGTACTTTGATTTGTGTTCATGTTTTTTCTTAAAATCAGCCTTCAAATCAGATATGCTTACTTTGATTTCGATTTCAGTAAACTTCCCATCTTTAAGTGCCAACATATCGCATTCGTGATTTAGGTATAATCCATGACTCACATTAGGGACTATTGTATATACTCTATAATTTAGAAGATTTGCAACTGCGACCTCCATTATTCCTGCGTGTATTTTCATGTTTCTAATATTTCAATGTTATAAATTTTCTTCATGAGCTTTCTCTTATGGATATACTCACTTGTTTTTGTTCCTTTCGCGTCTTCAACTACCCATTGCATTTTTAATCGGTCAAAATACACGAAGTCAGCTCGATAACTTTTTTCGCCAAGGTTAAACGGCACTTGTAATGAGAGTGCTGTTATCTCATTGGCTTTCTCTCTCAATTTCAATATTCCATATCGTTTTGATTCATGGACGCTATCGAATTTTACTCCATTGACTTCGGTCTTCACATTTTTATACTTTGACTTTTTAGGGGTACCTTGTTTCGGGGTATCCTTGTCAATATATCTGGCGCGAAATTCCGCGACGCTTATTGTTTCACTCATGACTAAAAAGGCAGTTCATCCGCTTCATCAGTTTGTGGAGCGGTATTGGTTACAAATGGGAGTTGTTCATCTTCTTCAAATCTTTTTCTAGCATGAGCAATTGGGATTAAGTGACCACTATACTCAGTTGGCTTGTATCCTTCATATTGAAGTTCAGGAAATTCAGATCCGACTTCAGCAAACTTTTGGATATCTAAATTCGGGATGAAATCAACACGATCAAGTTTGCCATTTCGATGCTTGGCAACCTTCCAACGAATTTTATCATCATGCCAATATAAAAATGTAACTAAATCAGCATCTTGTTCAATAGCCCCTGATTCACGAAGATCAGATAACATCGGTTCACCTTTTCGCTTCTCAACATCGCGACTCATTTGTGACAGCGCTATAATTGGAATTTCTAATTCCTTCGCTAGTTTCTTCAGCTCTCGACTTATCTCCGCAATTTGCTGTTCTCTATTCCATCCTGATGTGGATGTTGTTAATTGCAAGTAATCAATGATAATCAATTCGATACCATGCTTCTTTTTCATTCGCCTGGCTTTCGTTTTCATTTCGAATACAGTGAGTGTATCAGAATCATCAACATAGAGTGGAAGTTTATTTAATTTCTGGATATTATCGCGCAATTTTATAAATTCAGCATCATCCAATCTGCATGAAGTGATGTTGGTAAGACCAACTGAGGTCTGCATCGAATTAATTCTTTTTCTCAGACTGGTCATTGTCATTTCAAGTGAGAAGAATCCAACCGGCACACCAGCATTGATAGCGAGGTTTAACGCAAATGCGGTTTTCCCGACTGATGGACGAGCTGCAAGAATTATCAAATCACCTTTTTGCCATCCATTTGTAATTTTATCAACCGTATGGAAGCCGGATGGAACTCCAGTGAGCATACTTCCATTTTGTTCAATTCGTTCTCTGTGCAATTGAATATCGTTTATGTCTTCAATAGCTTTAAAAGAAATATGTTGATAAGGAGTCTTGATGTTTTGCTCAGATAGCTCGTCAAACTGTTTCTGAGCGTTTTCTAAGAGCTCAAACACATCAGTTGAGTCTTCGTATGCCTCGGACAGTATTTCGCCGCTCCTGCGGATTATTTCACGCATGATATATTTCTGCATTACGATTCGGGCATGCTCTTCGATATTTGCGCTACTCACAATATCCCGGGTTAGCCCTGTGACGTAAAAACTACCTCCACACATTTCAAGTTCGTTTCTTGTGCGTAATTCCGCAATAACTGTCATGAAATCAATTCGTGTTCCGTTTTGATACATGTATTTTAGTGCTCCGAAAATTCGTTGATTAGCATCGGAATAAAAGCATTCTGAATCAGGAATGATTGATGTGATATCATCCATTCGTCTTGGATCTGTCATACAAGCTCCAAGGACTGCTCCTTCCAAGTCAGTTGCTTGTGGAGGCATTTTTCCGTAAAGCATCGGACTCATATCCGGCTTTTTGTTTCGTTGGCTGAATTTAGTTAACTCCTGCTTCATCTTTTGCCATCCATTTTTTTAAGGTTAAATAAACATCGACATAGTTCTTAGTCAATGGTTTGTAGTTGTGCATTGCTTTGAGCGTCTTGACTGGTTGCTGCATATCTGGATATGCATTTTTGAGTTTAATAAAATTTTCAATACTGATTTGAGTCTTGAGTTCAAGTACTCTAGGAGTATTTTCTTTTAGCCAGATATTGAACTTTTTATATAAATCTAAAATTTCTGGCGGGTGGGTTGCGATTTTATCGCCTTCCCCTTCTACTTCTTCTTCTCTTCTCTTCTCTTCTAGCCGCGAGTCGCTGACAACTTGCTGACAACTCGCTGACATGTTTTTATTTTCTTGAAAATCAACAGGTTCTGGAAAAATGTTCTTTTTCTGTCTTAATCGCTGACCAAATTTCACAATATTTAAAAAAGGACTCCCATTATGGGTATAGAATCGGATCAAGCCGGCAGCTTCAACATTTTTTAGCCAGCGGTCTATGTCGGATACTCGTATTCCGTCTTTTAAAGGAAATAGCAGTGATTTAATTAGTTGTGGTTTAGCATGAAAATTTCCGAAGTCATCGGCCTTCATAATTAATCTTGTGAAGAGAACTTCTTCCTCATATTTCAATTTGTCTATTATTTCTGAATCTGTCCAGTCTCTTAAAATTCGTTGAGGCATTCTTTAGTTTTTAGTAGTGTTGAATAAATTAATCAATTTGCTTACAGTACTCATTTCCATATCATCAGATGAACCAGTTATTTCTTGTGCTAAATCCTTCTTAGACAATATGATATCTAACATTTTTTCATCGATAGTATCTTCACCAAGTAGGTAAGTACACATCACAGGAAGTTTTTGTCCGATTCGATGGCTTCTTGCTTCGCATTGAACACAGTCAGCATATGTCCAAGGGAACTCGATAAATAATACTCGACTTGAAGCCGTAAGCGTTAAACCGGTACCGCCAGCTTTCATATTGATGATGATCAATTGAGATTCAGGTTTGGTTTGGAAATTAACTACGTTCCTATCTCTAGTCTCAGTACTATCGCTTCCTGTAATTGTTGATGCTTTTGGATACAATGCTTTAAGTTCGTTGACGATTGCCTTTAGATTGCAGAATACAATCAGCTTTTCGCCAGCATCCAAAACCTCATCAATAAATTCCTTTGCTTGTTCGATTTTTCCACGTGCAGAAATTTGTCGAAGCACATTCATTTGAACCAGCGCCTCAGCTCTCATGGCTGCAGCTATTTTCTCATTGTCAAAATCTTGAGAATTTAACCAATGAATAAAGTGGTTGTATGCATGGTCGTATTCACCACGTGTTGTGATATCGCAAATAATCTTTTGTCTATCAAGGGTTGGAAGATCCTTTGCAACATCCTTTTTTTCGCGTCTAAAAAAACAATGTTTGTTCAAAAGATAATGGAGCGCTTTCAAATTAGATGCTCCATAGCCACCATCACAAAATCTATTTTTATAATCCTTTTCAGTTGGTCCGAAAATATTCGTGTGTCCCATGATACACAACTGTGGCCACAAATCAATTGGTTTATTCACTACCGGTGTTCCGGTGAGCAGTGTGACACGATTCTTTTTGTGGGCAATTCGTAATGTAAATTTAGTTTGTTGTGTAGATTTATCCTTTAATCGATGGCTCTCATCAATCAGAATAGATTTAAGTAGTTCTGTATTCGGACTTACTCCAATCTCAATTGATTTATAACCTTTCTTTGTAGGAACTGATGTTATGAAATACTTCTTCAAACTCTCATAATTCACTATGAAGAATTGAGCATATCCACAATCAAAATATTTCGGCCAGCTGTTGCGATTCTTGTCATTTAGAATCATGGCTTTGTGTTCTGTGAATTTTTCAATCTCTCTTTTCCAATTCTCTTTTAATGATGCCGGACATATAACAAGTGCAGGAAATACTTCTTCACCTTGCTGGTATGCGGTCGCAAGCGTAACAATACTTTGTACAGTTTTCCCAAGTCCCATCTCATCCCCATTGATAAATCTTTTTAAAATCAAACCTTGTGCAATACCATTTCTTTGATACGGTCGGAGTTCTATATTTCGAATTGGTGGATCTATTGTCAATTCAGGAAGCGGTTCAATTTCTCCTATCTCTTCGGCTGTTGCTGTTTGTGGATTGATGAGTTTAGCTTTATGAGTTTGTACAAGTGCTAGGAGTTCATTTCGTACCATACCAGAAGCCCACCAAGCTGATTTCTCACCCCACCATCTACGTTCGGATACAGGAAGATCTTTAACCGCTTTTAAGTTGCGATTAAACCATTGATCTCGTTCGATTCTGATTAAAAAATATGTTCGGTGGTCTATGATTTGCATTCTTAATTTTTTACTTCTGTTTGATTTGCTTTACTTCTTACTCGTACTCGATAGATATAATCTTCGCCGTATAAATCTTGAAATCGTTTGACATCGCTGAATGAAATGATTTCGTACCAATTCACTCTGCGCTTTACTATTTTATGTCTAATTTCAAGTTTCATTTACTAATTTGCTTTTACAATATATTCTCAGAATAAAATTTGTTTTGAGAAATTTTGTATCATTTCAAAATGCTTATTGATTGAAGCGAGTATCTGTTTACAATATGGCATTTTATAATTACCGTTCTCATCCGTCTTAGCGCTTTCAATCGCTTCCTCAAACTTTGTCTTAAATAAATTGAGAGCATGGTTTATACATTGTTCCTTAGAATCATACAAATCATGGAAAATATGTAAGCTACTTGAACCACCAGCGGCACCAGTTTTATAATAACAACTATACAGGTATTTGCCGTTTGGAGTTTTACCAATTTCAAAATAATTGTTTGGCTCTTTCTCTTTTGGCGCTAAAAATCCAATTTCTTCAACGACTTCAATTTGATATTGATTTGATTCGATCCATCCATATTCACTAAATTCAAAACCTTCAAATCCACACTTTACTGCATTTTGATACACACGTTTATTCAATAGAATTTTATGAGGTTCGCTTCCAAATTGTGTATAATCCTTTATTGCTCTTTCATCATTTGATTTGATGACTTGAATAAAATTTGCAATCTCAATCAATTCATCTTCACTGTGATAGTTATCATCACGGTATTTGATTGTATCCAGTAATAATTGTTCTCTGTTCATTTTAAATGCTTGTTACAGTTTGTATGTATTTATCATAATTGAAATATTTGCCAGTTGGTTTATACTCTTTCTTTTTATCGCGTCTCTTACGTCGAATGAGTGGAAGTTTTCTATACTTACAAAAGCTGTCAATTATTTGCGGAATCACTCCAAAATCTTTTGCTATTTGCTTTGCTGTACAACCAGCACTGTTTTCAATAATCCAAGTTTTTTGCTCTTCAGTAAGTCTTAATATTCTTTCCATTGAAATGAATTCAGTTTACTTTGTTACTTCTAAATTATCGGCTTGAGTGAACATATCGAGCTGAGATTCTGGACGTGATTTCCCGTTATGGTATTCAGTAATTTCATTTACAAGAACTGCGTGTGTAAGTCGAAGAAGGTTTTCTTGTTCGCTTGATTCTGTTTTTCTGTTTTGTTTTGCCATTGTTTTATTTAAAGTTTAATGTTGACTTAAAAAATGGCTGTCTTTCCAGCCTGTATATCGAAAGCAACACGCTTGCTTCAATTGTATTCAAATGATACCTCATACCGCTTGATGTGCGACAACAAGTTTGTATTACAAGGGGCGACCTCAACCTAGTCATTTGTCTGATAGGGACAGATTGCCTCACGCAGAGTTCGTTAGGGAGGCAGGATTCGAACCTGTGCTATTTTTTAATAAGGTTTTGATTTTAATTTCTTTGTCTGTCATAGTTATTTATTGATTTAAAACGTTTCTGTTGTTGGTTCGTGTTGGTAGTTAAGAATCCATTCAGTAATCCCATATTTATTAATACATCTGTATTTCATAGCAACTGCATACTCATCAACTTCAAATACTTTTACTATATCATCCTTTTTAAAGTGAATACTGTTTTCAATCATCTTTCTATATTGACTATTCATTTTCACCAACGTATCACAGATATGTTTCGCGGCTATCATGCTGACTTCGGCTTGTTCGGCTGCTGCTAGGAATTGTTCTATTGTGTATTGTTTCGCCATGATTATTTGAATAAATTTTGTTGAATTTGTGTTACACGTCCTACTTCTTGAAGTATCAAATCATCAACCTTTCGTTCTGCTTTTTTAGCGGAAGTTAGAGTTGCTGAAGCTCTGCATCTGAAGTAATCTTTTTGAAGTCTTCGCATATCTGCGACCGCTTCCATGAACTTGATGTATTTTTCGTCTGACATATTAAATTGGATATACGTGGTTAATAAATGAAAGTGAATTGTTTGCTTCTTCGTCAGATGGTGCAGTCCCAAAATCAATGATTTTGCTCACCCAGAATTCGTTATAATCGTTCGTTACATTTACTGAGCGAATGATTATTTGTTTAGTAGGCACACAATAGAACATTAAGAATGCCTTGTTAACCTTTCCCATCTTGCTATAATGCCATAACTGATTTTCATAGCCCATGAACTGAACAAGATTATCAATGTTTTTTTCGTGTGTAATTTTCAAATCAAGTACTGCGAACTTTGGGAATAAGAAGTCAAGTCTTCCTTTTACCGGCATTGATAATCCATTGATGCCGATTGTTGCTGAATAGCTTACTTGCTTTTCACACACATCAATCACATCACCGAAAAGCTTTCTAATCTCATTGGCAATTTCTTTGCACATTGGATATAATTCATGTGACATATCAGCTTTAGCAGGTTCAGTAAGAATTGCATCTACTATTTTACCGACAGTGACCTTATCTGTCACATTGAAGTATTTTGAAACTCCTTGAATGTTACTTTTCAGAAATGAATGAGAGTATCCAGGGAGTTTCAAATAATCTTCGAACTCAATGTTATCGTAACGCTGTATGTTTGAATATTCAATCATTATTCAGTTGCTTTTTTAATGGCTGCAATAGCAAGTTTGTAGTCATGATGATTACTAATAATAATCAACTTTGCATGCTCAAATACTAGTTCTAAGGCTTCTAATAAATCAGGTGCAGCAGATATTAGTTTGGCATTTGCTAGTTGCTCTTGATGACATTCTTTAGATGTTTCCAATTCGGCAATATTTCCAAACTCCGTATTGCTATCAACGATGATTACTTCGCCATTATCAACATATGACCATGGTCCTTGTGTATGTTTGTTACTCATGGCTTACAGTTTATCTATTTGTTTGAAAATGATTCCTGAAGGTTGGAATGAATTGTCTTCACATTTTACTTTCCCAAGTGCCGTAGCTGCTTGCTGTGCCGTGAATGAAAACCATTTACTCACCTTTAAATATTTCAAACACAAATTGATGTTCGCACTGAAAGCTGCCATAATCATTAATACCGATTCAACTGTTTCAGGCATGTCAACTATATAACCATGTTTCAATGCCTTGGTTTCTGATGGTGCGACATTTGGAACAAAAGCAGCACTTTCAATTTTGTTCGCCATTGTTTGTTGTTGTGCTGCAGTTGCTGCTTGTGCTTTAGCTTCTTCATCTGCTTTTTTTGCTTGAGCTAATGCGGCAGCTTTGTTATTGGAAGCGACTTCGTAATCACTGAATTTAGCTTCAATTAAATCTGCGAATCGTTTAACATATGATTCTTGATTAATTACGAATACTTCATTCTTGATTTTTGCAACCTCATCAACTGAAATGTAATTATTTGCAAAAAGAACATCTTTGAAAGCAAAACTATTTACAGTCAATTTATTGACAACCGCATCTAAATAGGTTTTAATATTTTCAACTGAAACATTTGTTTCTAATGCATGTGAATAACACTTAGCAACTAATTCAGTAAGCTTGTTTTCAAGACTTAATTCAATCGCAATTTTATTATCTTGAAAGAATGTTCTGCATCGATTCTTTTCTTCTTCAATGTTTCGCAATTTGGCTTTGTTGGCTTCATCCTCTTTTTTGAGTTTGATAATTGCATCTGAGTAGATTTTAATAGGATCAGCGAATGATTTTTCAGGGTCCATTAATCTAGCAGTAACCGCATCAAATTTAGAAGTGACTTTTTTTCGCTTATTCGTGATAGAAGTTAATCCTTTTTTAGCAGCAGATAACTTCTCCTCTGCTCCTGGTATTTCTTCAATGGAAGTTGGCAATACTGCAAGTGATGTTAAATAAGATTGTGCTTCAGCTTGTAATTGCATTTCGGTTTGATGAACCGCAATTCCCATTTGCCCCCAGGCTTGTTTTTTTTGTTCAAGAACTTCTTGTTCTTGTAATTGTAATTCTGACATAGTTGGTTTATTATAGGTTTGGAATAGTGATTTGTTCGTGAGTAGTTACGTTAACTGTTGTAGTTGATTGGCTATCTCGATTTATACGAGCTTCTGATTGCGCTTTGTCTTCTTCAGTCATTAAAGGCTGTTCTGTGAAGTCATGATATTCAGAAGTTGGAGCATCATTTTGGATGTCTTCATTGGTTGCTTCGATATCAACTTTCACATCAACAGTATTCGTAATGGTTGGCTTGATATTCACTTGAATTCGTTCATTGGCATTGGTGCCTAACTTTTTCAATGCGTGACGAATTGCTTTAGCACGTGCGAACTCAGGATCTATTCCTTTATTGAAAGAAACATAGTTTACATTGGCGTAATTCTTTGTAGATGCATCTTCTTTCCCTCTCGAATTCTCTTTATGAGAAGCAGCTTGCCAACGTTTGAAATCTGATTCATCAAAGGAAATATCTACCCATCTTGGACCAGTTGGCGAAGGTCTCATATATCTGAATGTTACTTCAATTACTTTGCCTTCATCATTCTTTTTAACTGTTGGGCGTTCATGGTCAATGATTTTACCACATTGGTATGCGATTGAAAGTAAGCCTTCGCATGTTGGTTGTGCTTCTAATACTTTACCCCATGTACCATCACCTTTTTTGAATCCTCTTGTTTTTGTATAAACAAGTCCAGCATTCGGATCGAGTGAAAGATTGTTTTTAAGGATATACTTCATTGCCATTACAATACTGATAGGCTCACATGTAAGAATATCGGGTTTAGTAAGTGCCATTCCTTCAAGGAATGAGATTTCATTTAATACTATACTGCTTACATCCTTATCAGGACCATAATTGAATAGTGTAATTGCTTGGAGTGTTGGTTGTTGTTCTTTAAGAACTGAAATTGCTGTTGACATTTTATTTTGGTATTTGATTTAATGAATTAACAAGTTTGTTGAATAAGGTCTGAATGTTGACAAGCGGACGAACCTCTCATTTCACGAAGCCATTTTTGATGTGCCACTTCTTCATCCATATACAGTTTATGAGCTCGTTCTGTGATTTGTTCTGAAATCTTTAGATTGATCTTCTCAATTGAACCAGCAAGAAGATGAATGTCTACATTCTCATATGCTGTTGTTGCTGATACGAAATCAATTGAGTAATCATACTGTGATTTCGGTGTGTTCGTTTTAGGATCGCATGTGAATTCTACTTTCAATCGGAACCCATAAAAATTTTCTGTGAAATTTAATTTTCGTTTTATTAGCTTTGCCATTGGAAAATTGGTTTAATTGATTAATGAATTGCGGTGTTGGTAGCACCGCTTTTTTTATTTAGTGACCGTTCGAATCGTTTACTGGTTCTTGATGAAATGAAGTAACAAATGGGGCTTTAACTGTCGGAACAAATACTTCGCTAGCTCCATCAATTTCTTGAGCTCTTACATAACATTGATGATGTAGAGACTTTGATAATTGTGTGCCATATGCATGATATGGCTGGTCGTATAGCTTAATTACAGCCTCATGCGCAACTGCTATTTGTTCTTTCGATATGCAGGAGTTAATCCATCCCGATATTGTTTCATATACTAATTGTGAATCCATGATTTATAATTGGTTTTTGATTAATTGATATTGCTTCCGATTTATGACATAAGCAATGCACACATACTCACCGCCATTATATGCCATATCATTCATTATTTGTTGCCCCGTAATACCATCAATTCCAAATGTCAGGTGCGCGCCTGCTTTTACTTTTTGAACCTTTACAACCGTAGTTGTACATTTAATGTCTTGGTTATTTTTAGCCATTTCGTCCATGACTAGTAAATCTGATTTGCTCATGATTATTGGTTTGAGTTGATTAATAATTTTCTTTCTTCAGTTGGCATGACAGCATCCCACATATAATCATATCGCTTCAATTCTTCTTGCTTGTGGAATATTGCACGTTTATGCATTGATAACATTTCATGTGATCCAATCGCTCTAGCGCAATTAAGAAGTGACTGAGAATGTTCAATATTCACCTTTAATACGTTCCATCTTGGCGCGGATAAACTCGGACATATATTCACGAATTTTACTGAATGTTTTCTTGTGGTAGTTCCCATTGGTAGTGGATTTATTGATTAATGATTATATTGTTTTCAAATAATTCATTGAGTTGAGATACTTTGTAGTATCGTTTTGCGCCGATTGCCGACACGGTTAAGTTGTTCTTTCTCACTACTTCATCGAAATTGTTAATACTTAAACTTGTGAAAGCCATTGCCTCGTCACGGCTTAACCATGACTTCGTAGGAAGCATCGCAGGAATGCTTTTTTTAGTTCGGCGTTTTTTTTCTATTGTCGGCATGATTGAAAATTTGTTTTAAAAAGTGGGTGGTCACAAATCCTATTTCACAACCACCACACTTTGTTTATCATCGTCATCCGTGGGAACAAACACCCACAATGACCGTCACTATTCTTCACTAAAAAACCGAGTTAAGCCAATTGGGTTTCTTTCTCAAACATTTGGCTTTCTTTAATGCCTGTATTTTTCGCAATAGCATTGATTACATTCCTACGAGTTAAATTCGGATGGTTTGTATTTATCCAACGGCTAAGGGTTGAAAAAACAACTCCACAATCCAATCCAATTTTCATTCGTGTTTCTTCTGGTTTGAGAGCGTCTAAAAGTTTTTTTGATAGTTTCATAATTTTTAATTGTATTTTCGTGTTTCACAATTACAATGCAAATATAGTATGATAGTTTGCAACTTCCAAACATAACTCAAGCTATTTTTAAACTTTTTTGATATTTTTTTATTTATTATATGTTTCATTCTGTTTTAATGTCGTTTACCCACTAAAAAACTACTTTAAAACACTCGATTATGAATAAATTATTTGAAGTAAGTCTTGATTATATCTTACTTGGCGAAGGTAGAATGATTCAGAAATCAAAAATTAAATCCAGTACTACGGATGCTGAAATCATTGTCAAAAAGATAAAGAAACTTCTTGAAATCTACCCTTAACAAAATCTATAACACCTTAACAAAATACGTTGATAGTGCAGACCTACAGCCAAATAAGAACTCAATGTTTACAATACTTTCAGGCAACTGAATATTAATATTTGTGCCTTCTAAGATATTTAATTACCACGAATTCGATGTAGTTAAATTATCAAAAATGTTATGCTGTTGCAGCTTTTACAGCCCACATTGCAGCCTCTTCATATGAAGTTTGCGCCAATGATGCTAATCTACCATCCTTATTTTTAAGGTCTTCGCATAGATTTATTAATTCAGCAGTCTTTTGTTTGATTTGGTCAACAATGCTATCATTTGAAGGGTTGAATTCCGTTCTTACTCTTTGTTCACCGATTGTTTTAGATTGGTCTCCCATAATTTTTAGTTGAGTTTTACAAAGCCGCTCAAGGCTATTTATTTTGTTAAAATTATTCCTCGTTATATTACTGATAGCTGAAAATGCATTCCGTCAGGCTTTGACCAATTACCACCCCATTCTAAACCAGCATCTGTAAAACATTTTACAAACGCCTTTGATAATTTAGGTTTTACATTGTACCCATTCTCATAGGCATTTACATCACATGCAATTGCCCATGAATGTAAACTCATTGATGAATTAGATACTTTCTTACGAATCATAAATACACCATCCCATGTATTTAATTCAAGTGCTAAACCTCGACTTATGACATTCTGTAATGCTGCTTTCAATTTAGGCTGAAAGTCTTTATTGATAAATATCTTTCTAGGAAACCCAATTGTCCCTAATGCCGTAAACCTAACGTGCCTAAATGGCAATAAGATTTCAGGTTCTACAATCCACAAAGTCATGATTTTACTTTGTACTTGTGGTGATCTAGGATCTCCATACTTTGCTAAACATTGCTTGCTTGTTACCATATTTAAATTGTTTTTGCCTCGTCTTCGTTGATTACGAATTGAGAATTATTAATAGGATTGATCACTTCGATTTTTTTCACTTCTTTGTAAACAAATCGACGTTTCACAATCATTTTGATTCCATTGTACATTACATATTCTGTTGTCATTCGGGATCTGATTTATAAGTGAGCTCGGTTTTACTGAAGAATATTCTGAGAATAATATTTCCAAGTGCTGTTAGCTTAGCCATGGTTGCCACAAAAATGGCAATGCCTTTATCCGACATTCCAAGAAGTTTCAAATACTCATTGTCGAGTAACGCGATTACCAATATGATCAAGTTGATCCATACGGTCCACGATTTAAAAATTGATTTTTTCATTCTATTTCATTTTTTGCATTATCATTGATCGAAGCTCTATAACCTCACCTTCGAGTGTTGAGTATTTTTGCTCACAAGTATCATGTCGATGTTTCCATTCATGAAGCTCTGATTTCAATTCTTCAATTTCATCCATCGCCTGATCTTTACCGACAACTTTATATCCAGCTAATAAAGTAATACCGGCAAAACCTCCTACCAAGGCAATTATGTATTCCTTATTTTTATCAGGAACTTCATGATTCATAAAATACCAAAACACTACAAGACCAATGAGTATTACTACCCATGATGAAATAAAATAGAGGTGTTGCTTTCTTCGCATTCTAATAATTGTCATACAAACATTATTTTTCTTTCTTATGGAGAATATTGAGGACATCATTAAGGTGTTACTGGCACAACTTGCGCCGTTATGTTTTGTTCGATATTGTTTACGATGTAGCTGTTTTGTACTTCAATTTCAGCTAAGAAAACAGCCTCCTTTACCTTGAATGCCTTTTGCTTATAATAATCCGCTATCTTATCAGCGCACATCTTTTTCATTGTTTCGAGTACATAGTTTTCAGGTGTTACCGGATTGGGAATATTATTCCAAACCTCTGGTAATTCCTCAACCGTTACCTCAGTTTGATAACCCCACGCTTGTGCGAGTTCTAACGCATCCCCGTCTTCAAAATTTCCTGTTATTGTAAATTGTAGCATATTATTAATCTATTTGATTTACTGTGAATGTTGAGCCTACTCTAACACTTGATTGAGTGGCATTTGAAAGCCCTTGAGCAAATTGTACTGTCAATGTTCCAGCAGCATTTACGGTTATTGTCCCTTCAATTTCAGCCCACGTTGAAACCGCACCCGTAGTACTTACTATGCTACCACTTAGCGAGGTTGATGTGCCGTAGTTACCAGTCGGGATAAACCCGCCGACTATTATACTAGTAGCTGTACAAGTTCCGCTGATTGCAACTTTGCAACCACCAGAAGCGGGTGCAGAAACCCATAATTTAGCGTAAAAGGTGTAAGTCTTGCCCGCCTCTACATCAACACTAAGCCCCGTAATATCTGAAAAGGTTGTACTACTTGTTTTACTGAATTGCGTTGTTACTCTCTTTTGCCCCGCCCATTGAAAGAAGCCTTTACTACTAATCTTGGACATAGCTTGACCGCCCGAATCTCTCCACTCTTGCATACACGCCGTTTGCCCGCTTCGCTGCTTTACGATTATACCGATCTTCGCCGTCTCATTCGTAATTATATCCATCATTGCAACGGCACTAACTCCCACAGAAGGATTAATAACAATCGAATTATTTACATACGCGTTATTGAACGCTTTGAGTGTAGAGGTTATATTACCTAAATCTCTTGAAGCATCTGTATCTGGTAATAAATGCCCGTAAAATATGGAAGTGCGTCCAGTGTTACCAAACTCAACAACGGCGTTTCCATCAGAGTTTTTAATACACACGCCGTTAACGTCTTTAGCTTTTAATAGCTTTAAAATCAAATTTATCGTTGTACCTAAATCGACATCAGTAGTTGCGCCTGTATACGGCACGTAGGTAGTTGCCGCATCGGTACTGGTAAGATAACCAGCCGATAATAGACTGTCAATATTAGCTTGTAAGCCTTCAAGAAGTGCCCATAGGTCGGTTTGAGTTGTTATATCTCCAGTAATACTACCCCACTCCGCAGCTACGGTCAACGCCGCAGAAAGCAATACAAGTAACTGCTCGTATGTAATGGATTGACCATTCTCAAGTACAAAACTTGCATCGGTTAATGTCTGCACCGACTTTTGCAAATTCAGTTTGCCTCTATCCTGTGATTTTAATACTGTTGCCATTAGTCGGTAGTTAATGTTGTGATTCGTTTACCAATAGCGGCTATGATTGCGCTCATACCTCTGAAATTTCGTGATGGTGGAGCTGATACTGCTTGACCGGAAACTATGAATTCACATGAAGTCGCTAGTCTCGATAAGTTATCGTATGCCCATCTGAGTATATCATCAATTGCATAAGATGATAATGCCATTCCTGCAATGTTGAAATAGTCTAATGCTGTTACATAATTAAATGGATTAGATTCAAAGCGATTACAACGACCTGCAGTTGAGAAAATATTAAAATATGTACAACTTGGAGCAATGTCGATATCAATAGATTTTACATTCACCGTGCTTGCTGTGTCTGCAATACTTACATAATCTGAAAAGTAAACATAGCATTCCCAAATGCCGTTATTGGTCCATGTGTTAATTATTGCTGTAGCGGTTGGTGATGCTGTCAACGCTGTTTTATTTGTATCAATAACTCCATTACCCCACTTCGCAGCATAATAACAAGTAACTCCACTCGCAGTAACATCCCATTCAATATCACCAGCGCCGTCAATTGTCAACTTCATCCCATACTTCAAGATATTAACGCTAGTGAGTACCCATGAACCAGTAATTACAAAATCATCATTGGCATAGAATACGAGTTGATTCTTAGCATCTTCAGCCCAATAGCCTGATCCGACTTTCTGATTTGTATTTAAGTAATCAAGAAAATTCTGTTTGCCGTTAAATCCTTGTCGAATTGTAGTAACTACATTATCAATTGACATTTGCTCAATCCAAAAGTATTTTGTCTGTGGCATATCGCCCATGATAGCCGAATTGAGATTATGCGATATCGATGCTTGGTTTTCAGCTTCACGGAGTTTAATTGTGTAATCTTTGAGTGGTGTCTGAATAGAATCTTTTGTTTCCAATTTTGCGCCTGAATCTCTGCACCATCTTTTACCGTCAATGGTGATGGTATCGCAAATGAACATTCGTTCAATCTTATCTGCCATCCAATCAGGGATCTGAAATAAAGAAAGTTCGAAGTTTCTGAATGCAATTCCACTCACAACTTTCATGTTCTTCGGCTGATCTTCGTATGTCGTTGTACTCGAATTCGGTGTGAATTGAATAAGACTTCCATTTAACCGCAAATGATATAGGAATGAAGCAGATAAATACATCATGTCTTGGTCATTGTATGAATTCGTGTACTCGAATCGCACTGATTTCGCATGACGTTGTTTGATGTTGATTCTTTCCGATAAAATATAGGAGTATTGACTTGAGCCGTGATTATATCGCAATTGTACTCGATAAATACCTTCAGGAATATCGAATAATGCCGTTTGGAACGTATATAGCTTACGACCTAAGTAAGTTCCTGCCTGTTGAACTATTGCAATTGATTTAGCTGTGAAAACATTATCATTTTCATCGAGTAATCGAACAGTATAATTTGATGTTGTGGTATCGCTTCCAAAGAATTGACCTCGTAATATTTCCGATTGTTGGTATGGTTGAATGAACTCTTCTTTCGATTCGAAGAATTTAAGTGACTTATAAGCCAAATCATCATCAAATTGAGTGTAGTTATATGAAGGATTGAAGGCTTTATATTTAGTACCTACTATATCGGACGGCAATTTGTCTGACTGCCATACGAATCGAAGCGGGTTTAGAAGCGGTATTTCGAAGATATTTGCCATTTATTCGTAGGTTTGTCTAAAATTTGAACTATGAAAAAGATAATTTTTGCTTTGTTGGTGGTTTTGTCGGTTAGTAGTTGTGGTAAAAAAAGATGTTACACTTGTACAACAACTGATTATAGTAAGTCTGGAACAACTCCACAATCTTTTGAAAAGTGTGGTACTGATAACCAGATTGAGCGGTTTGTAAAAAAGAATACAAGTAAGAAGTATGACGACCCAAACCTCACATATCCAACTGATATCATAACCGAATGCAAACTTCAATAGTATCATCTTTCAAGTAGGGTTAAATCGTTATCAATAGTAGGTAATGCCAATACCTTTGTTTCTCCTCTATCGGCTGGCTTTGTCGCAAGTTGATTCACAAATATTTTATAAGTATTTCCCAAATATTCAACCGTTGTAAATGCATATTTATCACCGTTGAATTTTTGGAACATATTTATTGGTTCTTCCAATGTCAATTCAAGCAATACTGGATAGAATAATTCTCTTCCATCTTGACAAAGTGAACTCACTAATATATCCGTATTACCATCATACACAACTGGACCGACTCCTTCGCTAATAATTGGCTTGATTGAATTGGCATTATTCTTTGCAGTTGACTGTAACTTTAAGTAGTCACTATCATTAAACTTTAATAATGATCGAAACCATGAACCACATCGGTAAATTGATTTGATAGGAAAGAAAATGACATTGTAAATTGATTCAGGGCTAAAAATGTTTTCAATATTAAAGAATGAAGATCCTGGAGTAAGATTAATTGGAGTTCTTATGATTTCGCGGTAATTAGTTGCGACTCCATTCAAATCAAACGTATCAACAGCATCCTTTGTACAATGAATCGCAAACAAATCATTATCACTTCCACTTTCTGAAATTGTTTTGCCTGTAAAATTGATTCTTACTTGTTCGATTCCATGGCAATCAACTCGTATTGGTGAAACAAAATCAGCATCCTTTTTAATTTTCGTAAGCGGTGAAAGGAATTTATATGTAAGATTGACTTCGTCTTTACCGTTTGTAATTTCTAAGTCATCATTTTTTTGAGCATCATAGTTAAATGTACCTCCTCCAATGGATAGATTCACAAATTGTTGAGGTGTGAAAGGTATAACCTTACAACTCTTTGCAACTCCTAACGATGGTAATGTAGAATGAAGTGTGTTTTTGAACACATAACCCAAATCATTGATGTAAACACGTCCTAAATCATAATTATAGTAAGCTGCTGCATTGAAATTAGGATGTAAGAATTTAAAGAAGTCATTGAATGAAATCTTCATTTTGCTGCCTTCTAAATTGCGAATTGCATCACCACAAGTAATATAAATCTCTTCGTTTAACGTTGTCTCTAATAAATCGCTATAAGTAGTTGGAATTCCATAAGGATCATCATTGATTCTCGTAACTAATTCTTCAAATACTGTTGTAGCTTTTAATACTGGATGGTATGAAGGCTCGAATCGGTTGATTAAGTATCCACTACAATCAATCGCATGAATAGTACAATCATAACTACCATCGGAAACAAAACCAGAAGGTGAAATTACTTTTAGTCTAATCTTCACAAACACACCAACATCATTGCCAAGCGTTAAAACTTGTGTATCTTCTCCAGAATATACTTGCGATGTTCCTGTGGCTTGACCAACTGCATCATAATAAATTGAATGAGTTGCGATATCAACAAAAGTGTTGACATCATACGTTATATAATCAATTTGTAAATGCGCAGTGTATCCAGATGTTTGAGTTATGCCTAATCTGAAACTAAAATACATTTCTACGTCGGCACTCGCACCACTGGTATTTGTAAGAAGTTGTACATGTGGATCTAATCCGCTTTGATTTAATGGATGAAACGTTATATTCGTTCCTTCTGTTCCTACCCATTGCAATGTTGGGAATGAATTACAATCTTCTCCTGCAATTCCTATCCACACCATTTTAGCCTGTAACTCAATACCATCATTATAGATATACTTCACATCAGCATGGTTTTGTACATCAATTTCATACTGCGTATCGCCTCTAGCCTTTAATTTAGCAACAAACCCGCCTTCCATAGCGTTAATACTTACCCAATCATACTCGCTTACAAACGTGCTGAAATCAAGTGAAAAATTAGAAGGTAAGTACTGTTCATAATCGAATACAGATTCATCGCTATTGAACATCTCAATGTATAAATCACATTTCCCTTCAATACCTTGCGTTAAGAAGATATGTCGAAGTATTCGAGCAGGTTCACCAGTCCAACTCATTGGTGTACTATTGGCAATCATCATTCCGAAATACTCAAAGTCGCGGTCAATACTTGCGCCTTCTTCCTGCCATTCTTTCGGGCCTTGTGATAACCATTCGGTGCCAGTTGTAACATCTACTACACCACCAAGAATAGCGTAATACATCCACGTGGATGTTGGGCCGTCAAAATAACGGAACGCATATCGATATAGTGGTGGCATTACACTCATTGTTTGATGATTGAGTTTTTATAGTTTCTGTAATTATCGTTTGATTGAGTTGCGTTGAATTGTTTACCTATTAATACTTTTTTAAGTTCAATTATCTCACTTGTATTACGCTCAAATTCGGCTAATAATGCCGCTTGGAGTTTATCGGTTGTTACATTCTTTTCACCAGACAACTTAATAAATGCAGCATGTTGAATTGCCTTCATTAAATCTGGATTACTAATAACTTGATCTTGACCTCCTAATATTGTTGTAGTTGCTTTGTCTGGCGTGAACTCAACCGTTCCATCACCTCGAATGATTGCTTCGCGTCCTGCCTCACCAACGATTGCAGCCTCTGTCACACCTGTTTTACCTCTACCTTTCGCGTATTGAGGTAATTGTACTGCTGCCGCTCTTGCTATTTGCGCTGCACCTGCTGCACCTGCTGAAATCGCATTTAACGCACGTAGATAATAGTTTGGAACTGATTTATCCGATAACGCTCTCATTACAGCAATAGTTGTTTCCAACGTAGCCTCTGAAATCGTTAGGATTTTATTAAATGTCGCTTGTTTTCTTAATGCCGTGATTCGGTCACGATCAATTTGTTTTCTTTTCGCCTCGGTTTCGGCTTCTAACTTCTGCTTCGCTTTGTTTTGCTCTGCAGCTGTCATGCCGCTTTGCTCAATAAATCGAACTTCTGTTGCATAACTTGCAGATAAAGCCTTGTCTTTATTCTCTATTCGTGTTAATTCACGTTGATAAATCGCATTTGCTATTGTATCAACAATATCGTTGACACTTCGAGCAGTATCAACCCATCCATTCCAATATGAGTTATTTAATTGTTGCTTTCTTTGCGTTCTTTTCTCATCATCTGCAAATTGGTCATCTGATTGCTTTTCTAACCATTTGAACCAATAATCAGCATCATTTGCATCATCTTCTCGAAGTTTCGCTTCTTTTTTGTACTTTTCTTCAAGCGCCTTTAGTTCTTTATCCTGTGCATCTTCAAATCCTTTTACTTGCTTATCTAATTCAGCTAATCTTTTTTGTTGATCTGTTAAATTCGCATCTGCTAAAGATTTGGTTTTATCGAGCCACTCATTATCAAGTGAACGAAGAGTATCTTTTTCTTTTGTTGAAAGATTGGATATCGCATTAACTCTATCAGTTGCATATTTCTTGATGATTTCAAGTTGCTTGTATCTAAACTCCTGCTCTGATAATGTACCATCAACATACAGTTTCTTTTGCGCTAAAATCTCATCCTCATATTGTTTTTTGAGTAGTTCGATTCGGTTTGTTTCTTGCTGATTTTTAGCCTTTGGAGTTGCATTATCATTCGCATGATTCAAATTATTCTTTTGTTTAAATTCGCTGTATTCGTCAAATACATCCTTCCATGCTTTTTCTGCTGCATCTGCTTCTAATTGAGCTGCATATTTATACTCATCATAGGCACGAGCAGGATCTGTCATGCCTTGAAATAATAATCCTGGATTCCCTGTTCTGCTAAATTGCTTCGCACCGAATGAGGCTTGAGCTTTCAATGTTTTCCACCATGTTTGATCTTGGACATCTTGCGCTTCTGTTGATTTATCCAACGCTTTCTTAAGTAAATCTTGAGCCTTCACTTTCAATTTAACCATTTGCAAATACGCATCTGCTCGATCAATTGTATTTTGTTCGGCCACATTGAAGTCGTCTGTCTTACCTGCTGATTCGCCTAACGATTTATTGTATAAATCAACAAATTCCTTTTTCGAAATCAATCCTTTTTTTGCAAGGTCAAGACTTTCTCGAAGCTCTGCAATTGAACTATTCGCATCATTCATTGCATTCTTCCACTCATCAGTACTTTTTAACGCCGCATCTGCACTTTCTTTGAAGATTGATATTTGCGAAAATGCAAAACCAATTGCCTCGCCAATCAACAAAAACGCTGTTGATATACCAAAACTAGGGAGCATATTGGCTAGCGTACGAATACCACCGTAAACTTTACTCACGCCTCCTGCAACCTTGTCAAGTGCGCTCGGTTGTTTCTTAATCACATCTTCAAACTTCAACATCTGAACCGTGCCACTCCCAACGCCGTTAGCCATGTTGTAATACGCTTTCCCTAAGTCGGCTGTATCAGTCTTTAACTTATTACCAACAGTCGAATTCTTTTCAGCAGCTGTGAGATTATTGTATGCAACGATATTTTGCTTGATTTGGACTTCTAATCCATGCAATTGGTTTTTATAATCACCGACCAATCGATTTGTAATACCACGTTGAGCATCATCCTTTTTGAGTGCATCCGTTAGCGCAACTATTCGAGCCTGTAAATCCTTTGCAGATTCAGTGCTTTCTTTATTTAACTCTACATAACGCTTGTATTGAAGATTAAGCTTTTTCAATTCGGCATCCATCTTTTCGTATGTGCCTGCTTGTGCCAAGTTGTATTGAGCAGCTATTTTATTCTCAGCATTGACTTGTCTCAAATTCTCTCTCACTATTGCCAACTCTTTACCTTCCTCAGATAATGCAAATGCAAGTTTATCATTCGCCTTAGCTAGTTCATCCACTTGTTTGATTTGTTCCTTCACACCACCACCTCCAGTACTTGCGCCGAATGCCTTATTCATAGCAGAAACAGAGGACGTTATTTTGTCCACTTGCTGCACGTTTTCCGCAAGTTTCGAATTCATTAAATCGACTTGCTTCAGCGCGTCTTCGCCATATATTTTATCTATGTCGATATTACTCATTCGTACTAAAATCTTTTGCGATGGCTAAAAATTGTGCATCTTCTAATTGCTTCTTGCGTAGCATTACAATTACGTCACATAAACGACTAAATCCTAGTGTTAAGGCAATTCCAATAAGTATTCCTATCCAAATCATTTTTGTTCTGCATTTAATGCCGCTTGGCGTTCACAATAGTTGATGTATTGAACTGCAGCCCTGCAAAACATTCGCACGCTGCTAGTCTCATTTATATTCAAATGGAGTGCCCCGTTAATCGCAATGAATCTATCTGTGAAATAGTTTCTGTCTTGAATAACTGGCTCACTCTGTTCTTTTTTATTCTTATTTTTTTGTTCGTTGGCTAATTCTGATAATGTCACCATATCGTTCATAATCCAACCATTGATTTGCTCACTATACACTTTACTGTCATTCATATTTGCATTCGGTAACATGATATGATACCGTAATGCTTTTAATTCAGTGAAGATTTGGTCATCTGATTTTAATTCAAATGCCTTCGTAATGTGTTCAACCGATTTAGCATCAATTGCGTTATCTGCAATCAATTCTCTAACGTATCTACGCAAATCAAGCGAGGCAATTAACGCCTTCGCTAATTGTACCTTTAAATTCAATTTTTGATATTCAAGCGAATCCGCTAATTGAACATCTAATGCTTTCCCACCTAACGCAATTTGATAGTCGAGTTTGATATCATCAAAGTTTTCTACCTGCGATAAATCGCCATCGCAATACGCATTCATGAATACGCTCATTGGCATATCAATTGAATTATATTTTTGTGGTGTGTTATCCATTGTAAATAACTGTTACTCGTTTTCTGACTGATGGCAAAAAAGCCTTTCGTCTGTATGTGATTATGTTTTTTTCTTGAAGTCCTAGTATGTTCTCTCCGTAATTACGTTGTAACATTTCCGATTTATCATCCCTTGAAATAGCCTCTGCAAAATCTGCATTTCGAACGATATCTAATTTGCCGATGAAATCCTTTGTATTAATCAAATCAATATTTCCCTCACCGGCTAGTACATTCATTCGAAATTTCTTCAATGCATACCATTTATTCTTATACCGTCCTATCTGTGTGCCGTCTGCTTTCTCACCATGCTTTAATTGATCGATATTCAACTCAATGAAATCAGCTTTCGTTTCAACAATGGCATTTTGTCCAATGTCATTGAGTTGTCGCTTAACTTGCTGTGATCGATCGAGTAATGCACGTGCGCCCATTTCATAGGATTTTAGGTAATGGGTGGAGGTAACATTTCGTTACCCCCTTTACCCATAACATTTTTAAGGAGTCGGTGTATCAGCTGGCTTTGGTGCCGCTGATTTTTTCGGAGCCGGTGGATTTACTATATCCATCACCTGATTGAATACAGCTGTCATCTTCGCGTCATCCCATCCCCACTCTGGATTACATTTCGCTTTGAATTGTGCCAAATCTGATGAACAACTTGTTTCATCTGTATCCGTTACGAATGCGATTGGAAGCGCTACAACATCGGTTGTACCTTTATCGATTATTAAATGCGTGTCTGCCATTTTATTGATTTTAAACGTTAACTAATATTATTTCTTCAAGTAGAATGTGCTGTTTGCATAACCTGGAATAGTTGCATTCATTTGTGTAATCGTTGGCGATGTACATGTAATAATTGCACCAGAAGCTAAGGCTGTGAAAGCAGCACCAGAGAATGTAAATACAAGTGTGTTTGTTGTTGCATCAAGCGATACGGCGCAAGTCAGTGAGTTGTTGCTTGCATCTTTGAAACTAAAGTTTGCTGTCAATGCGACCAATGCCGCACTGAATGTTGTAGCTCCAGAAGCGATTAAGCTATAGAGCTCAGTTGCACCTCCACCTGTTGTGATACGAACTTTAGCAACACCTGATGTGATTACTTGATAAGGCTGTGGATACGTTACGAATTCTAAGTCTTTCAATCCATTCAATGACATCAACGGTTCCAAATCAGCATCACATTGTGTGATAGAGATTCGTTCTGTGATTTCATCTGGATCAGACAAGATAATTGTCATTCTGAACTTCGCACCTTCACTCCCTGTGTTGAACTCCATTTTTTCCACTTGAATTAAATCAATTGTGAAACCTTTTTTAGTTCTGTTCGAAGTATTACCTGCGGCTTTTGTTCCAATCACACAGTTCGCTGCTTTGTCGAACCAAATAAAATCGAAACGATCTTGTGCAAGATGGAACATTTTGCGGATCTTGTTAAATAACTGGATTCCGCCTTTAGACCAAGTGAACTGCATTCCATATTTACCATCATGCACAAACAATGGTGTACCAACTGCTGATGTAGTTACAACTGCATCTGTTGATTTACCATTGAAGTCAATGATATTACCAAATGGGTAGATTCTTGTATCTGGAGTATCTGAGCTGATTAACGCAAGTAGGGTTGCAAACATTGTTTGTTCCTCAGATTGCGTAAAGTGTTTATCTTTTGGGATGAAACAACCTTTATGGATAAAATCAGGCACTAAATAATCCTTATTAACTCCTGTATTGAAATTCGCGGAGTTAGTCGAATAATTTTCTGCGTATGGCATTTTATAATTTTTTTATTGAATTTTGAAATAAGATATTGATTCGAGAAGAGTAGATGTATTGCTTGGACCGTCAACGAGTAAGTTGAATCCTACATCATGCATGATATTAGTAGCAGGCATAGAAACTGGATAAATGAGTTCTGTAGTTGCTGAAATTGCGGGTGTGTAATTTTCACTATACAACACATTACCACCATCAGTAGTAAATTCTCGTTGCATTAGATTAGATTTTGACGAGCTGATTTCAGATACAATATTGAACTGTACATCTGGATACATGATACTAGTCGCTAGGAATGAATCGAGGTGAAATCTAACGTATGTAGTGCAT